CACGCGACCGTCAGCGCGGCCAGCACGAGCCCAACGCGACGCAGCACGGCTACTTGGCGACGGGGAGCTTGATGCCGAGCCAGGCGACGATGCGCGGGTTGTTGCGCAGGGCAAAGACGAGGACGATCGCGCCGGCAATCGCGCCGACAACGAGCGCTTCGATGAGGTGCAGGGTCCCGCTCATGGCGTTTCGCTCCGTTCAAGAAGAGTGGCCCAACGGACGAAGCCCCACGGCTCCGTCATCTCGTGCTGCTTGGCGAAGTGGCCCCAGCCTTCGCGCTGGTCGCCTTTCTGCCCCGGCTTGGTGGTATTGCCCTCCCAGCTCCGCCACGCCGTGCCCTGCGCGATCACGTCGCGCACACAGCCGGCATGGTGGAAGTGGTGGGCGCTCATGCTGTAGAGGAGACAGAGATCGCCGCGCGCCGGCGGCAACACGACTGCGGCGCGTGCGCCTAACGCATTGGGCTCGAGCACGCGGTGCCCGTTCGCGTCCAAGAGCCCGTGCGTTTGGATGTCATCGTAGACGCGGCCCACACAGGCAAGAACGCCGTGCCGGATCGCGTAGAGCGCGAGATCATTGCAACTCGCCGTGTGGGGCAGCGGCCACCTGGCCGCGAACATCTTGCTCCCCACGTACGACATGTCCGACGCGCACCACGGGTCGCCGGCCTTGGATCCGGTGCTCGCCTGGATCAGACTCACGATTGGGCCCGTGTTCGAGTTGGGCGGCACTTCTTCGACGTTCTCGAGGAGCGAGCAGCCGCCCACGAACGCGTCGATGACCGAGATGACGGGCGTCGTCACGGCGCGGGCTCGACGTCGCCGTCCTTCCGGCGCGCAACGATGGCCGCGATCGCGGCGGCATCGACATTGAGCTTGGTCTGGGTTGTGGCGCTCCACTTTCCGGTGCGGAGGAACATCCCGAAGAGCCGCGGCCCGAATCCGATCGCGCCTAACGCAATGACGGTCGTCGTGTCGAGGGGCTTGCCCGTCGCCTGGCACCAGAAGACGCCGGCGACAACCACGGCCGCCATAATTTTTTGGTGGTCGGGCCGCCCGCTCGAATCGACGAAGTCGAGCAGATAAAATGGGTTCGCCCACTGCCAGCGGCTCATCGGAGTGCAGGCCCTTCGCCGGAGTCACGCGGGACATAGCGCGGCACCTCACCGGTCTGTCCCGCGATGCCTAACACGACGCGCATCTCGCGCACGCGGCCGCCGATGGAATCGATGTCGTTCTTGAGTTTCTTGCCTTCCGCCTCGAGCACCGCGACGTCCTTCGTGAGATCGATGAGGAGCTGCTCGTCGCGTCCTTCCTTCCGTTGCTTCGCGGCCAGCGTGCCCAGGATCGAGATGACCGAGGACAGCACAATACCGATGACGGTGAAGAGGGAGTGATCCACGCAGGAGCTCCGGAAACGCAAAGCGGCCACGGGACGCTCCGAGAGCGCCTGTGGCCGCAGGGAAGGGCGGCATGTGTTGTGGACTGCCCCTCTGAGACGCGCCGCGCTTCCGCGTGGTCACCCGGCGCTCGGCCATCTAGGATACCGTGCCGATGAGCGCAGGGATCGGCGGGTACGTGTCCGATGCGCCCGATTTGGTGGGCATCGTCGACGGGAAGGCGCCGGCCGTCACGGCGATGTGACACGCTTCCGGAAGGCCGATTGAGAGGCCGCCGAGCGGAGCGCTGGGACTTCCGAAGTATGCAGCGCCCGACGGGAGCGGGTAGACGCGGAAGCAGATGGCCGTGTTGCTCGTGTTGGCGGCCAAGCAGAACCAATAATCGGTGTTTGGCGCCAGCGTGGGGAACCCCGATCCAGCCGGGAGCGAAAACCAGCCTACGGCGGCCGCCACCGCGCCGGAGTCGTACACCTTGGCGCCGCTCGCGTCGTTGTAGATGGCGAAGTTCAGCGGCGTGCCGGCCGTGGTCGCTGTGCTATACAGCCAGATCGCCGAGAGGGCCATCTGCTTGGGCAGCCGGAACTTGACGCAGCGGGCCGTCGTTGTGCCGATCGACGTGGCCGTAACGCCGATGAGCAATGAGGAGGACCACCGCGCATAGTCCGCGACGTGGTACGGGTTGCCGTCTGCCCACGCGGACCACACCACGCCCGATCCGGTGACGATCCAGCCAGCGGGGAATCCAGTCGTGCCGCCGCCGGTGCCGACGGGGATCTGTAACGAGCCGTCGTCGCAGAGGAAGTGCTGGCCGTCGCGTGTCCCCGCGGCCGGCACGTCGGGCATGTTGAGCATGCGGTCGTCTTCGACGGACGTGATGGCGCCCGACGCGCACACGACTTTCGCCATCGGCGTCGAGCCTAAGTTAAAGCCCGTCGTGTTCGCGCTCACCACACCGCCGAGGGTGCGCTGGACGTAGTTCGTCGTGTTGTCTGTCAACGCGACGGTGCCGTTGGCGATCCGCGTGAGGCTGCCGGCGTTGACGATCTCCCCGCCGAAGTACCCGTACGTGAGCCCCGTCGTCGTGCTGGCGTTCTGGCCCCACGCGCCGCTCGAGCCGGCAGGACCCGTTGCTCCGGTCGCTCCGGTGGCACCCGTAGCACCCGTAGCACCTGGTGCCCCGGTCGCACCGGTGGCTCCCGTCGCGCCTTCTTCCGCCAGCACATCCCAGAACGTCGGCGAGATGTCCGGCTGATGGTTCGTGCCGGCGCCCGTCGCGATATAGCTCGAGCCGTTGAAGCTCACCGCATCATCGATCGCGTAGGCGGTGCCGCTGCTCCACGCGCCGCGCCAGGTGATGCCTGCGGCGGCCCCTTCGAACGGCACGGCGACCATGCCTAACGCAGGGCTTTCGTTGCCGGCGGCGTCGTACGCGAAGGCGGCGACGAAGAGCGTCTGGCCGGCAGTGATCGCGGCCGGGCTGTACGTGAAGGGCGCCGTCGTGTCGAGCGTTGCCGCGCGCACGGTGGTCGCGGTCGGATAGCCACTCGTGCTCGAGGCGAACTTGATCCCCGTCGTGTCCGGGCTCGCGGTGGCCACGACGGTGACATTGCCGCTGGCATCGACGGATCCCGTGAGGACCGGCGTCGCCGGCGCCGGCTTGATCGAGAAGGTGACGGTCCCCGTGATTGTGTCGAGCGAGCCGTCCGGCGTGCCGTACGTCACCACGTAGTTGATCGTGCTCGGGTAGCGCGCATCGAGCGTGACCTGATCGTGGTAGGGCGAGGACGCGGCGGCGAGCGCCGACATCGCGCCATTCCCGCTCTGATGCTGGAACTGCACGAGGGTCACGCGGTGATCCGGATCGTCGATCTGGAGCGCCACGCCGCCGATCGTCGCGTTCTGCCCGCTCACCGGCGTGACCTCGGGGATCTGCACGGCGCCCGGCCCAACGGGATCATCCCACGTGACGCCACTCGTCGCATAGGACGGCGAGGCCGGCAGCGAAAATGCGTCCTGGATGCATTCGATCGTGATCGTGCCGTCATCGCGGCCGGGCCGCGCGATCGACATGACGCGCATCACGAGCCCCGACACGCCGTAGTCGGACCAGTTGAGCACGAAGGGCGAGCCCTCGTGGAGACCGAAGGCCGCTCGATTCACCCGCAGGCGCGCCTTGGCCAGCGGCAGTGCAAGCGCGCGGAGATCGCGTTGGGCGAGCCTGAGCGCCAGGTCCTCCGAGGGCACGCCTGGATAGTTCACCGAGGAGGTGGCCACGCGGCCCGTCGCCATGATGCCGGCCAGGTCCTGCGCGGCGACTTGATTTGTCTGATAATTCCGCGCGCGATCGGTGAAGGAGACTTTGACTTCGTTGACCGTCTCCCGCCAGCCGGCCTGCGTGAAATCGCAATCCTCGACGTTTGTTGGATCGAACACCGGGAGCGTCGACACGTCATAATCGGCGCGGATGAGCGTGACGCCGAACTTGCCGGTGACTGGATCCGTGTAGCGCACGCCATCGATGGTGCGCAAGATCTCGTCGATGAGCTGCTGCGCCGGCTGCTGCTGCGTGACCAGGTACGACAGGAAGATGTTGTCGGTCGTCAGCGTCGCGGCCGCGAGGGCAAGCGCCGTGATGTCGAAATCATCATCGGCCAAGCCGATCCCCCAGAGGGGATCCGTGAGCAGCTCGTAGATGATCGAGATCGGATTGACGTCGCCATCCGCGTTCGCGGCCTCGAGCCCGAAGCCCGGCACGTTCGGCGTCCGGCCAACCTCGAAGTAGAGCGGCCGGATGTATGCCGACTGCCCAACCATCGTGTCCTCGAAGACAGCGTAACACAGGTTGGGCATGTTGGGCGCTGGCTCGGTCGAACCTGCGGCGCCGGTGGCGGTGGGCTCGCCCGACTGCGGGCTGCCGCTCCACGTGATCGAGAAGCTCGCGAGCGGACTCGGTGTGCCGCCAGCCGTGAAGCCGATGACCCCGACGTAGAGGGTCTGGCCGCTCGTGAGCGCCGAGTAGACGAACTGCCACGGCGCCGCCGAGAGGAGTGTCCCGCCTAACACATCGCCGTCGGTCGGTGGCGCCACCGTGCTCACGGCGTAGCGAACGGTCGCGATGTCCCGGCGGAAGAAGACGTTGACGGTGACGACGCCGCCGGCGTCGATCGTGTAGGAGATCCCGGGGATCGACGCGAGCGGGAAGCTGTTCCAATAGGCGTTGACCGCCTGGTCGCGCCGCCCGCCATAGAAGCGCACGGGTCCCGACACGCCGGACTGCCCGAATTTCCCGCCGTACAGATTCGGTGCGTAGAGGGCGGCGAGCACGCTCCCATCCCCACCCACGCCGTCGTCGATCGGTACATCGAACGGCATGAAGCTATGGTCTAACGCAATCGCCGGAATCGCAGCGATCGTCTCCGTCATGCCCGTCTCCCAATCGCCTGACACGCCGGTGACCTGGTCCGTCGCCGGGAGCTCGGTGAACCGCTGGCCGGTATCCGCGATGAGATCGTACCACTTGTCCACAGGCCCAACGCACAACGCCACGGCCATCGAGACGGAGAAGTTGCGGCCGATCTGCACCTTCTCGAGACCGAAGAACGCATACTGATTAATCGGATGGCCTTTCCACCCGCCGAACCAGATCACATTGCCGGCGATTTTCGCGCGGCCAAAGAGCACGGCGATCGGAGTGCCGGGGGCCGTCGTCGGCGGCGCCACCGTGGTGATGCCTGGCGCCTTGGGGCGCGTGAGCAGCGCCGCGATGATCGAGATCGCGACCTCGATCGCGAGCAGGATGAGGAAATGCACGCGCTACTCCATCGCCGTTTGGAAGGGATCGCGCGTCGGCATGAGATCGAAGCCGAGGTAGTTCTTGAGGTTGTTGAACTTGGCGATGCACGTCCCCTTGCTGCGGTCGCATCCTGCGACACACAGGACGCTCGCGCCAAGGATGAGCGCCGGCGGGACCGGGCCTAACAGAACGAGAAGTGCCGTGCCGCTCGCCACCGTGTGCGAGATGACGAACGCGATGTCGCCGCCGGCCACGAGATAGCCGACGCTGAAATAGCCGGCGGTGCCGAACTCCGCGGGGCTCGAGGCCACGGTGAACTGGATCCCAGGACCATCCGGTGAGCCGCCGACGGCGCCTGCGGCCAGGATCCCCGCGACAGTGCCCGTGAACGTGAACGCAGATTTGTCGACGCCGCAGTAGGGATCATAGACGGCGTGGTTGCACGTGCCCTGGAACGTGAGCCGCGGGAACGCGAGCTGCGTCAGGTAGCCGATCTGCGACACCGTGACTTCCACGGTCTCACCGTGCTGCCTAACGCTCGCGACATCGCCGCGGCCGATGACCGCCTTGTCGGACGCGCCGGGCTGATAGCGGAAGATCGCCACCGTGGTGCGACGGTACGTTGGCGTGCCCTGGAGCAGCGCCGCGACGACCGGGACGCTCCGATCGAGCGTGACGGTGATCGTCGAGCGCGCTTCTTCCGACGAATCGGTCTGGCTGCTCCGCGTGATGGTCGCGGGCTCGTAGGTCGAGCCGTTGACGGTCAGTGCGCGCTGGCCGTCGGTGTAGCGCCATACCTGGCCAGCGCGCGAGAAGATGAAGAGCTCGACGGGTTTCCCGCCGGCCTGCTCGAGCATGAGGAAGGTGGGCGGCATCAGAGAATGTCCGTGAGCACGCTCACGATGGAGAGCTCGACGTCGACCGCGCTGGCGTGGTGCCAGGTCTCGGTGATCGTATCACTGTCCAATCGCGCGAGCGTGAGAAGAGAGATGCCGGTCACCTGCGTCGCGACGGTGCCCAAGACGCCGCTCGAGCAGGCGAGGAAAGGGAGCGTCGTGCTATAGGTGATCGACTCGGTCCCGTCCCCATTGTCCACCACTGCGGTGGCGACGGCCGCAACCTGGAGCGCGCCTAACCGATTGAAGCCCAAGAGAAACTTGGCACTCGGCTCCGCCGCGAACCGCGCCGCGTAGCCAATCTTCCGGATCTTCCACGTGCCGAGCGCCGAGGCATCGACGATGGTCGCATCCAGCTGAAAGGTCGGGCACCAGAAGGCGCCCGCGCGCCCGGCGAGCGCCACCAGGAACGTCGTGAGCGTCGCGTGATCGGTGCGCGAGCCGCATCGCCAGATCGCGCGAAGTCCGCGCGCGGGGAAGCGGTTGGGTGTGCGGACGCCGTACGCGCCCGAGGGCACGGTGAGCCGCTCCTGGACCGGCTGCCAGGACCCACGCCGGGACTCGACGCCGTCCGGGATGAGCGTGAGCACGGGGAACGCGACGACCGCGAGCGCCGCATTCCGCGCGCTGTAGTTGAATCCGGGTGCGCCTTGCATCAGATGTGCATCAGCTGTAGACGTCGACGAGCATCGTGCCCACGACGCTGCCTAACGTCGCGGTGACGGTCACCGTGACGAGCCCGCCGCCGGAGAGGCCGTGAATCAACGCGATCTCGCCTGTCGGCGTCGCATCGGTCGCGCTCCTGGGGGGTCCGATCGGCTGTACGGTGGCGCGCGTCGGATCGCTCGAAACCCACGTGATGTCGCCCAACGTCGCCGGATCGGTGATGAGCAGCCCGTCCGCGTCGAACACTTCCACGTGCACCACCGCGTACTCCTCGCCGCCGATCTCGACGATCGTGAGCGATGCGCTCCACCCATAGCCGTCGGCCACGAGATTCATCGTGTCGGGCACCGCTGCCGTCGATGATGCCGAGGGCGGCGCTTCGACTTCCCAATCCGCCTCGAGCCCCAGCTCAGCGACGATGCCGCCCACGTAGGTGCGTTCGACCGGGAGCTTGACGTGCGCCGGCGCGATCGGGAGCACGATGACGTCGCCGCCGGCGGCCCAAGTGAGCGTCACCGCATCGCCCGTGACATCGAGCGCGCTTCCGCTCACGCCGGCTATTGTGCGCACTTCATTGATGCCGGTCGAGCGCTGGAGAATGATGAGCTGCCCGCCGGCAACGAAGCCGCGGTCCGTCGTGTCGCATGGGACACTCGTGGCGCCCGGCGCGAGCGGTGCGGTGAGCGTCGTTTGATCGAACCACCGCGGCAGATTCACGCGCGCGTCGGGCGCTTGCGCGAGCAGTAATTCGAGCGCGCCGACGGCCGGGATCGAGCCCAAGAGTGTGCTGAACCGGATCGACTCCGCGGCCGCCTCGCGAATCGGGATGCGTTGCTCGGTGCCGTCGTCGGAGTCGAGGACCTGCGTCTGCCAGGCTACGATGTGCTCGACCCCCTTGTCCCACGTCGGCAGCAGGAGGAGCGAAGGCGGCGCCGTCATCGCCTAACCGTTCGAGACGCGCATCGCGCGCCGCGCCGCTTTGGGATTCTTGTCGATGTGGTCGATGATGATGCGGCCGCCCTCGCTCGAGCGGACTTCCTGCAGGATGACGCTCCGATCCAGCGTCACGCGGAGCTCGTGCGATGCGCCGCCGGCGCCGCTCGCCGTGCGCGTGACGAGGCCGCCTTCGGCGAAACCGGGGAGTCCCGCACTCAACCGCGGCCGCGCGGCGGCGCCACTGTTGAGGGCCGAGAAGAACGCCGAGCCATGGCGCGCGACAGCGCTCGCACTCATCACATATTCGCCGGCCGAGAGCCGCGCGATGACGGAGTCCGACGTGCTCGTGCCGGGACCGTACACCGGGCCGCCGGATGCAAAGGCGCCTGCCGCGAGTCCGGCCCCGACGCCGCCGCTGACCGCGGTACTGGCGCCGGCGATACCGGCGATGCCGCCAATGCCGCCGCCTAACCCGAGGATCTTCAGCGCCTGCAGCACGAACGCCTTCGCGATCACCTGCTGCAGCTGGCCGACGACGCCCTGCAGCGCGGAGGCAAACCCGTTCGCACGCGAGATGCCGGAACCGAAGTACTCGATGAGCCCCGAGCGCGCCACTTGCCCGAGGTTACTCCCGAGGTTCGCGCTCGCGATCGCCGCCTCGTCCGTCTGCTGGCCCATGCTGCCGAGACTCGTTGATAGAGCGCGCGCTTCATTGGCGAGCTGCGGATTGCCTAACTGCTGGGCGATCTCCGCCATCTTCTCGGCGATCGCCTGGAGCGCCGGGACCCGTTGGGCCTCGAGCGCGGCAATCTGGCGCTCGCCATCCTTCTCGCCTATCTGGCCGAGCCTCACCTTGTCCTGGATCGCCGTGCGCTCGTTGCCGAGCTGTTGCTCGATGAGCTGCGCCTGACGCTGCTGTTCGGCGAAATCCGCCTGCAGCTCGAGCACCTGGCGGTATTGCGCCACCTGGCCGACCCGCTGCTCGTCGCTCACATTGGGCGACTGGCCTAACGTGGTGTCGAACTCTCGGATTTGCTTGTCGATTTGATCCTGCGCGGCCGCGCGCGTCTGCCCCTGCGCCTCGAGCATTCGATCGCGCACCGCGGTGACGGCGTCCAGAATGCCGAGATACTTGACGCGCTGCTCTTCGGTGAGCGCGTTGAGCTGCTCCTGTGTCTGGAGCTGCTCCTGCGACGCTTTCTGGCGGAGCGCAGCGATCTCCTGTGCACCGCGGGCGGAAACCTGCTGCGCTTCACGTTGCCGGCGGATGCGTTCCGCCTCGTCACCCTGCGGCGTGCCGGTGTTGAGCGGGGCCGTGCGGATCGCTGCCAGCTGCACCGCCGTTGCGCGCTGTGTCGCCGCGATCTCCCTTTCGATCATCTGCTCTTCGGCCGCGGCCTGCTCCTGGATCGCCGCCCGCCGAAAGGCGTAGTACGCATTGAGATCGAGGATGCCTTGCGCGTAGTGCGCTTGCTCGAGCTGCTCGGCGAGCCGCGCATACGATTGGAACTGCGCGAATTCCGATTCCGCCGCGGCCTTCTCGATCGCGAGCCGCTGCTGCGCCGCCTGCTCAATCAGCTGCAGTTCCTGCTCGTCGGCTTTCCCGCGGGCGCCGGCTCCGGTCAGATTCGGCTCGGGCTTCGGCGGACCGGCTAACCGCTTCGCGAGATCCGGATCGGTGCGGAGTCCGGCCTCCGGACTGAGGGCAGGCGTGAGCGCCTGCTTGAGCCCCTGGACGGCGGCGCCGAACGGGAAGATGACGGCGAACGCCGTGCGGCCATGTGCGGCGACGTTCTCGAGCAGATTTGCGAGCGAGGTCAATCCGGCGAGGAGACCACCGCCTAACACTGAACGTGTGAGTCCTTCGAGTGATCCTTTGAGCGCGCTCAACTGCGCCTCGAACTCAATCGCGGCCTTGCCATCCTGCTCGGTCAGGATCTGGCCCGTGGCTCGGGCGTGCTCCTCCACCTTCGCGAACCCGCCATTGGCGAGTTGATCGAAGAGCGGGAGGAGCTCAGAGCCCGAGCGCCCGAAGAGCGCGTTGGCGACGGCCATCTTGTTCGTGCCGTCCGCGTACTTCGCCATCGCATCGATGACCTTGAGCAGCTGCTGGTCCAGCGTTAGGCCCTGCAGATCCTTGGCCGACAGTCCGATGGCTTTGAGATCCGCCGCGACTTTCCCCCCGCCGCTTCCCGTCTGCAGGTTGCCCATCGCGGTGGCAAACCGCCGGAGTCCGGCGTTCATCTCGTCCATCGAGACGCCGGTTTCCTCGGCTGCGACCTTGAGCACCGACAGCTTTTCCGTGCCGATTCCCGTCACCTGTGCCAGGCGCGCCGTGGCGGCCGAGGACTCGATCACGCTCCCGACGTAGTCGATCACCTTGAGCGCGCCGTACGCGACAGCGAGCTGCTTCAGGTTCGACACCATGCCCAGGAAGCTCTCGCCGCTCGCCTGCGACGCCGCGCCGGCGGCCTGCATGCCTTTCGCGACGTCCGCCGTCACGCCTTTGAGGGCCGCGAGCTCCTGCTGCACCTTCCGCAGGATCGCGGTCGCTTCGTCCTGCGCGGAGATCGTGACTTTGACGGTGTTATCGGGCACGCCTAACGCTCCTCGAGGACCTTGGGCTGCGTCGGTTGCGGGACGCGCTTCGTGCTATGCGGCGCGATCGCCGCCCACACCAGGAGCTCCGTGTCATACCGTTTGCGCGCCAGCTCGCGGACGTGATCGAGATAAGCGAGCAGCACATCCCGCAGCGGGCGATCGAGCCAGGCGTTGACTAACTGAGGATCGTGTCGGCCGAGGGTGCGGACGACGTCGCCCCAGACACCGAGTCGCCAGCTGGATCGGTCACGGGTGAGTCGGCGCTCGTCTCCCCAATCGATGTCCCGCCGGGGATCTCCGAAGATTTCGGGGAACTCGGCGGTGAGACGAGCGCGGGCCAGAAAAAACGGGCGAGCGCCGCCACGAGCACCCGCCGGCGGGTTCGCTTGTCGATGTCGCTGGTGAGCGCGCCGAACGCCGTCGCATTCTTCTCGGCAGAGTCGGCCGTCCACGTCGCACCTTCCTCGACGAGCACGCCGGCGAGGATGCGATCGGCGCAACCCGATCGAATCGCCGCGAGCGTGATGGTGCGCTCGAGGTCCGTTCCGTCGGGAGGCGCGAGTGCGAGATCCTCGAGCCCCGCGTCCGCCGTCGCGCAGAGGACCCAATCGTCCTGCCGCGCGGTGGTCTCCTGGGCGACGCGGAAGATCCGGCCGCCCAGGACCACGGGTCCCAGCTCGGGCAGAGCTAGTTCCGCCATACGATGACCTGCCCGTAAGGATTGGCCGCGCTGCCGCCGAACTGCCCGACGGCATCCATCTGCACGGTGCCCTTGAGCGCGATCTTCGCCACGGTGTCGGAGATGAACTCCGGCTCGCCGTTAGGCGTCAAGTTCACACTCCAGAGCGTCACGTCGAGGTTCGGACCGTGCTTCGGCTTGGGCAGGAAGCGCACGGTCGCCGGCATTTGCGGCGCGGTGGCGATGGTGATGAGCTTATTGCCCAAGGCCGCGTCGATTACCGGGATGCTGCCGCTCCAGGTGAGCTTCGTGCCCGCAACGGCAGCCGTCGAAGTCGGCAGGAGATGAATCATCCCGACGTTAGCGTCGACGATGACGTAGTCGGTGCCGGCCGTGAGCGTGGTGGCGCCCTGTTTGATGGCCGTGATCGTCGCGTTGCGCGCGCCGATCTCGTAATAGCCATCGAGCACCACTTCGGCGTCCGTGGTGAAGGCCTGGTCGGTGACGGTCGGGACAGCCGCTTGTGCATACGGCGTTACGTCGCCATAGAGCGAGAGCGCGACGTTGTTCGGATCGTACTCGAATCCCTCGATGGACAACTCGACCTTCGTCGTCTTCACGATCTCGGCGTAGATGCCGCC